TTGAAAGTGCTACCGCTAAACTGATAGCATCATGGTGTAGTGATTACTTCCAAAAATATGGAAAAGCTCCTGGAAAAGCAATGGAAGCTCTTTTCTACCAAAAAGTAAAAAAAGGGTTACTTGCTAAAGATTTAGCAGAGGAAATTGAAACAGAAATCTTACCAAGTTTATCCCAAGAGTATGAGGTAGAAGAAGAATCGGAAACGATTGATTTCATTGTAGATGAAGCAATGAGCTATTTTAATGAGCGCCGGTTATTACAACATTCTGATCAAATAAAAAATCTTGTTTCCAAAAATAAGATAAAAGAAGCGGAAAAGAAAATAATTGATTACATCCCTTTAGAGAATATTAACAATTCTCTGAATGCCCATATTAAAACCATTAAGCAAATTCGTCAAGAGGATAAGCCAAAACCAATAGTAATTATGTCTTCGTGGTTAAAGCAAGGACAAACGACTATTATTTATGCCGGTCCGGGTGTTGGGAAATCATTATTAGCTATTTTAGTTTCTTACTTAGTTGGGCTTCATGAATATGACGATAAAGAACAAGAAATTGGAAAATGGCAGGTTAAACATCCTACGGGGTGTTTATATATCGACGGAGAGATTGGTGAGATTGAAATGGAAGAGCGTATTGCCCAATTTGAATGGTTGGGCAAGCAGAGCAATCGACATCGAATCAAAGTCTTATCAATCCCTGAATACCAGTTTGCAACGGAAGACTCTTTTACTTTAGCTACAAGAGAGAACCAATTAAAGATAATTCAATGGCTTAAAGAAAATAATGATTATAAGCTAATTGTTTTAGATAGCGTGAGTACCTTATTTGGTTTAGTGGAAGAGAATGATAACTCGGAATGGAGTAATAAAGTCAACCCATTTTTACGCGATTTAAGAGCTTTAAAAGTGGCCTGCATCTTATTACATCACTCAGGGAAAGAAGGCAAAAGGGGGCTTCGTGGGGCATCAGCAATGGGGGCAATGGCTCATAATATCTTCAAATTATCGGATCATCCTGACAAAGATAGGGATCTTGGAGAAGCTTGGTTTATTATCACCAAAGATAAACAACGTGGGGCAGGATTTGGTTTTAAATCGTTTGCTCTTCATTTTAGTCAAAATAGTAGTAAAACGGAAACCCATTGGGAAATAACTAAATTTCAATAATATGAATAAACTATTTAATGTTGGGGATACTATTTATGGATTTTGTAATGGTTATTTTGGAAGAGATGATTATTATACAAAAATATGTGTGATGGTTACTGAAAAGTATGCTATATTCCAATACACGGAAGGCTTTTTTTCTCAAGGCTATGCAACAGTCTTAAATTATAGAGAAGGTTTAAACCTTGATACTGTAAATACATGGAAAGTAAATCCTTATGAATAATATGAATTCAAATTTATCTAATAAATGGAATGATAAAAGTTATTATTCCATGTTTATTCTTTATAAAAAACTTATTGAAGGGAAAAAATGTATAGTAGCTACAAAAGAACCAAAACGTAAAGTACAAATATTTAAACTGGTAAATAATTGTGATCTTATTTTGACACGAATAGAAAATTCCGTTTTGTCATTATATAAAGCTACATTAAAAGATCCTATATGTAAAACATGAGGTATGCCATATAAGGCAGATACTCATTATTGCTATTGTTGTGGGACTAATCAAATTATTGGAAGAAAAGTTGATAATGATGAATAAACTACAAAGAATGCTGGTTTGGCATAAGTATCATGAACATTGTGCTTATTGTGGTAAGACTATTGAATATAAGGAAATGGAAGTGGATCATAAATTTCCACGTAGATTGGCTTGGATGTTTAAAAATCCGGCTAAGGTAGCTCAATACCATTTATCAGGTACAGTAGATGATTTTGAAAACTTAATGCCATCATGTAGAAGGTGTAATCATTATAAACGTAGTTATTTATTAGAAGGGTTCCGAAAACTTATGAAAACTTTGCATAAAAGGATTATGCAAAATTATATTTGTAAGGTTGCCCACGATTACGGTATAATAAAGATTGAACCTTGGGATGGTATATTTTATTTTGAACGACAAATGAAAAGAACCAAAAATAAACATCATGAGTAAAAAAACAAAGTATGTAGCAAGTTTAGATATTGATTATCAAATGCTTGACAGAAAAGAAATAATTGATAAGCGGATAATAGATTTTGATTTACTACAAGAAAAGGAAGGGGACACCCTTGTAATTATGCTTGAGGATGGTAAGCAAATTGAGATTAGTTTACTTTTAAGTGGTCAAATATTTATACAAAGTGATTAACTATGGAACTAATAGATTTAGAACAAAAGATTATAAAGGATATAGCCGATGCATTCCCATTTTCATATACGGAATGTTATAAGGTCTACCAAAAATGTTGTTCCTTTGATAAAACCATACAAATTTTAGACCTTTGCCGGTCTCATTGTATAGATACAGAATTAGCAATTGCTTTATTAGAAATAAAAAATAACAATCACTTTTAAATTTTAATTATTATGTACATAATCAGAAAAAGTTTTGAATTTAGTGCCAAGCACGCTTTATCAGGATTGCCAGAAGGTCATCAATGTGCCCGTGATCATGGTCATAATTATGTAGTGACCGTGGAGTTATCTTCCACTTCTTTAAATGAAGTGGGTTTTGTGAAGGACTACGGTGAACTAAAACCAATAAAGGAATACATTGATTCCACATTCGATCATCGCGATTTGAATGCCATTTTTACTTTTAATCCTACTGCCGAAAATATGGCAAAATTCTTTTTTGAATATTTTCGATCGGTCTTAGGATTTAAACAACTAAGAGCGGTAGATGTATCGGAAACTCCAAAAACAGTATCTCGTTATACTCCTGATTATGATTAAGCAAATCATCACCGCATTCCCGGATTTTAGAAAAACGGTGCCTGTTGATGAACCATTCCTTAATATCTCAGAATTTTTCTGTGATACTATACAAGGGGAAGGAATCAATATAGGTCACCCAGCAGCATTTTTGCGGCTTCAAAATTGCAGTCTTAATTGCTGGTATTGTGATACGGAAGAAGTCTGGAGAAAAGGCAATCCCTATACCTTTACTGAATTATTTGATTTAATGGATCAAGCGGATTTGCCTCGTAAATTACAAGAAGGCCAGCATTTGGTATTAACCGGTGGAAGTCCATTACTGCAACAAGAGGGGCTTTGTAATTTTATTAATACATTTCTCACTTTGTATGATTTTAAACCTTATATTGAAATTGAGAATGAATGTGCAGTTTTTCCTAAACGGGATCCAATGGAATCTGATATTATTGATTTGGTTGATTGTTGGAATAATTCACCAAAATTATCAGGTAGTGGTAATCCCACCTCTCTTCGATATCAACCGAAAATATTAAAGCAAATGTCTTCTCTTTGTAACAGTTGGTTTAAAATTGTAGTCGGACCGGAAACAAGATGGCAGGAAATTGAAGAGAAGTATCTTACTCCAAAATTGATTGAACGTAGTCAAATTATTCTTATGCCTCAAGGAGCGACAAGAGCAGAACTGGAAGACAATAGGGAAATGGTTCTTGTTATGGCAATTGAGCATGGGGTGAGGTATTGTACCAGAGAGCATATTGTCCTTTGGGATAAGAAGACAGGGGTTTAATTATACCTGTCTGGGTATTATGATAATAAGGGGTAAATTTATTGATTTATTTGATGTAATAATGATGTAAAAGCCCTTTATTAAAAAAATTAATCGTATAATAGATTGTTAGAAAATTAATCATTATTTTTATAGTTTATTTTTAGTTATTTACAAATTTTTAATTTTATTAAGTTATGTCCACTCAAAAAGAATTGAAGAAAGCAATTGTTGAATTGAATGATCTACTTGGTTTGGATCCACAGGTTGATCCAAAGGGTTCTGAAAAGGAATTGATGAAAGGTATTAAAGCGGCATTAAAATTGATCACTCCAGCCGATACATTTTCTGCCGGCACGCAAGCGGTTCTTGATGAAATAAAACCTCCAGTTGTAAAAGCAGCGGCTCCTGCAAAAGGTAAAAAAGCTCCGGTGGTTGTTGAGGACGACGAGGATGAAGATGAAGACGACGACGAAGACGCCGATGAAGACGACGACGACGAAGAGGAAGAAGAGGAGGAAGAAATTCCTGCTCCTAAAGCAAAAGGCAAAAAGCCTGTAGCTCCTGCTCCTGCCCCTAAAGCAAAAGGCAAAAAGGCACCTGTCGTTGTTGAAGACGATGACGATGATGAAGAGGAGGAGGAGGAGGAAATTCCTGCACCGAAAGCCAAAAAAGGTAAAAAAGCCCCTATCGTTGTTGAAGAGGACGATGAAGAGGAGGAAGAAAAACCTAAAGCCAAAAAAAGCAAAAAGGAAGAAGCTGCCCCCAAAACCAAAAAGACAAAAGAAGAAATCTTCAAAGGTCCCGGCATCATTAAAACCATTGTTGACCTACTGGAAAAATCCGGAAAAAAGGGATTATCCATTGAAGAAATTCACGCCCATTTGGTTGCCAACTTTCCTGACCGCGATTCGAAAAGCATGCTGAATACGGTTCGCGTACAAGTACCTGGTCGAATTTCAAAAGAAAAATTTGAACTCGAAAAGTTATCCACCGGAAATTTCCGCAAAAAGGTAGCGAAAGCGTAATTTTATCTTTTATCTTTTTTACTGATTCAAAAAGCATTTCTGATATATCCTTATTAGAAATGCTTTTTTAAAATTATATCAATATGAAAAAAGTAGTTATGGGATTAAGTGGGGGTATGGATTCTACCACCTTACTTGCAATCCTTTTGGATGACGGTTATGACGTCCATTGTTGCTCCTTTACATATGGTTCCAAACATAATGCCTATGAAGGAAAAGCAGCAGAAAATATTATAAAATATTACAAAGAACAAGGGTTACCTGTTACCCATTATCAAATTGATTTAACAGGAGCGTTTACTCACTTTCAATCAGACCTACTCAAAACTGGAGGAGCTATTCCGGAAGGACATTATGATGGGGAAAACATGAGATCAACCGTCGTACCGGGACGCAATATGATAATGGCGTCAATTATGGCAGGGCTTGCAGAATCTATTGGTGCAGAATCTATTGCATTAGGAGTGCACGCAGGTGATCACCATATCTACCCAGATTGTCGAAAAGAATTTATTAAAGCATTTGACTCGGCTGTCTATTTATCGTCTGATCGTAAAGTTTCTGTACTCACTCCTTTAATTGATGATGACAAAGCAAGTATTTTAATTAAAGGATTTAATATAGAAACCGAGGATACATTGGTTCCTTATGATCTTACGCGAACTTGTTATGCCGATCAGGAATTGTCATGTGGAAAATGTGGTAGCTGTATTGAGCGGATACTTGCTTTTAATGCAGTTGGTTGGTGTGATCCTATTGATTATGAACTTTGCTGGGGAGACGTATTAGAAAATGCACTAAAATTAAACTCAGAAAAATAAAATGCAAAAAAAGTATGTTACTTGGACGGAAATATTCCGTCGATTAAAGTGTATTGATAAACCTGGAAATATTGTATACGGTATTCCTAAAGGGGGAATGATTGCCGCTGGGTTTCTACAAAACGCAGAAGTAACCCATGAGCCAGCGATTGCCACTGTCATATTGGATGATATTTGTGATTCAGGTAAGACCATGCTGCATTACATGAACAATCTTCCATACATTAAAGAGCGTCAATTTTATGCTTTATTTGATAAAAACTCAAGTAAGGATGATCAGCAATTTTGTGAAGGGGCTTGGCTTGTATTTCCTTGGGAAAAAGATCATCCTGCAGGAGAAGATACCATCCAACAAAACATTATTCGGCAATTGCAATATATTGGGGAAGACGTTACCAGAGAAGGTCTTTTAGATACTCCTAATAGAGTAGTTAAAAGTTGGGGTAAGATATTTGAGGGGTACACCAAAAAACCTGAGGATATTCTTACTACTTTTGAGGTAGGTGATTATGATCAAATTGTTCTTTTAAAGAATATTGAATTTTCTTCGATGTGTGAGCATCATATGTTGCCATTCTTTGGCAAAGCACACGTTGCATATCTTCCATCAACCAAAATCATTGGTATTTCAAAACTTGCCCGTCTTATTGACATTTATTCTCGGAGATTACAAATCCAAGAGCGTATTGGTGAGCAAGTGACCAAAGATTTAATGGATTTACTTAATGCTCGGGGAGCGGCTTGTATTATAGAAGCTCAGCATTTATGTATGAAAGCAAGAGGAGTGGAAAAACAAAGCTCAGTAATGGTTACCTCAAGTATGAAAGGTGTTTTTCTTGATAATCCTATTGCCCGTCAGGAACTTTTAGCATTAATCGGAAAATAAAATGAAAACAATTTACAAATACCCTCTTCTTATTGAGGGTAAGCAGGATGTTGAAATGCCAATGGGGGCTACTATACTATCACTCCAAATGCAAAGTGGTATTCCATGTGTATGGGCTTTGGTTGATACTGATAATAATGGTATTCATAATAGACGTTTTCGTACATTCGGTACGGGGCACCCTATTCCAGAGGAATTAAAATTAGTGTATATTGACACTTATCAAAAAGGGGGCTGTGTTTTCCATTTATTTGAAGAAATATAAAATGAATGTCTATTTAGCCGGCAATTCTCAATACCAAAGTATTTGGGTTTATATTGCCCAAAAGCATACAAAAGCCCTATTATCGTATCATTACGTCGAAAATGAAGGTAGACCCTTCTGGAAAAGAACAATTAAAGCCATGATTAAAGCAAACAAAAAAGTAAATCTCTTTTTAGATTCAGGGGCATTCTCTGCCAAATCACAAGGAGTAGAAATTAATTTGGAAGAGTACATTGCTTTCATTAAAGCAAATAAGCCTTACCTGCAGGTCTATGCTAATTTAGATGTAATTGGAGATGCCCGAGCTACTTGGAAAAATCAAATGATCATGGAGGAGGCCGGTTTAAAGCCTCTTCCATGTTTTCATTATAACGAAGATGAAAAGTGGTTAAAAAAGTATCTGGATAAGGGCTATCCCTACATTGCATTAGGAGGTATGGTTGGCGTACCAAGTACCCAACTAAAACAATGGTGTGATCGTATTTGGAAAAATCATCTTTGTGATGAAAATGGGATGCCTAAAATTAAAGTCCATGGATTTGGTCTAACCAGTCTTAAACTAATGTTAAGGTATCCTTGGTATAGTGTTGATAGTACTTCATGGGTGGTTACCGGACGTATGGGATCCATTTATGTCCCATCCTATAAAGACGGAAAATGGATTTATGACGAGCAGTCTTTAAAAATTGCTGTATCTAATAAAAGCCCTAATTTAAAAGAAGCCGGTCAGCATATATCCACATTACCTATAAAAATGCAAAACATTATTCTTAATTATATTCATGATAAAGGATATGTATTAGGAGTATCAGAATATAAAAAGGAAAATCAGACTTACGAACTAAAAGAGAATGAAAAATGGTCTGAGAAAAAACCAAGTAATGCAAAAGAAAAGCGTGAGGTAGAAATTATTTTGGAAGAAGGTATTTCCAATCGCTACCAATTAAGAGATGAAATGAATATTATTTATTTTATGGATCTTGAAAAATCAATGCCTGTTTATCCATGGGCATTTAAAAAAGGACAAAATGGTCTCTTCTACTAAAAAAGATTTAACAGTTAAAAGGACTCGTGATTTTTATGAAGGGCAGATAAAAAGAGAACAAGAAGCATTTTATTTAAATGATTTATTTTTTAAAATGAGGATTCCTTGTCAATTTTCCCGCTTTCATCACGTCTTAAAAGCTATGAATACCAATAAAAAGGTTGAGAATAATATACTCAATAACTATGTTGGTACGGAACTTGGAGGTACTGGAATGTCATTACACTACCGACTTAAAAAAATAGGGACTGACCAAGAAATCCCTTTCATATTTGCCTATGAAGGTTCCGGTGGAATTTATCTTAAATTACCATCAGAATTTAAAACACTTCCACAAGCCTATTTGGATTTATTAGCATTTTCCAATTATCATATCTTAGTTGTAAGTAAAGATTCAACAGAATCAGTGAGGTTATATTCCAGAGCAATCGCCATACAAGATATAATTGATCGACCAAGAATATGGAAATGGAAAATGGGGACCTCAAAAGGAAATACTAATAGGTTACAATTCTATGGAGCTTTATCTTTAGTAAAGTACAGAGTACCTTATGAACCGTCTTTATTGGAAGTCCCATTACTTGAACAATTAGATAATTTATTCCAAAAATGAAAATCTATTTTGCTGGGAACAGAGGTACTTTTAAAGTAGGTCCCAATAATTTGGAAATGCAACTGCTTAATTTACATAACAAAAGATTGTTAAGTTATTTTTTTATTGAGAAAGCAGTAATGAAAAATGCCTTAGCCAGTTTTTTAACTATAAAACAATTGACATGAAAATTATAATAAAAAGAGAACTATATATTGACCATGATCATTTGACAGGAAAGGTAAGAGGTCTCCTCTGTGTTAAATGTAATATTGGTTTAGGAGCATTCTATGACAATATTCAATTTTTAGAGAATGCTAAAAAATATTTATATCATTACACATTATAAACATTAGATGACATGCGTATTTATCTCGCTACATGGTTACTTGAAGTTTCTCAGGGGAAGTCCTTAACTAAAATAGGGGCTAAGAAGCGATTAATGAGCTACTTCCATACGAAAGACAAAGAAAAATTATTTATACCTTACGTAATAAAAGGAAAATGATACTTTATATGGCAGCAACTGCTCCGGGAAATGAACAAAAAAGAAAGCATCATATGCTAATTCTGCCCCATCGTTTACTTAGTTATTTTTTAATTAAAGCTAAAAAATTAGAATGTGATGTTTTATTTACCTCAATAAAAAAGTATAATAATGAAAGAACACGTAGTTGAATTAGATGATAATTCAATAATGCCATTTGGAAAATTCAAAGGGAAAGAATTGGCAAATGTTGATAATTCATACTTGAGATGGTTTTATGAACAAAATATTTTAAAAAGAAATCTATCAGGTTTTAATCTGTTACTAATGAATTATATTAATGATAACAAGGAAATAATATTAAAATAATGAAAAAACAAGACATTTTAGATGCTTTAACTATTGTAAAGCCGGGATTATCAAGTAAGGATATTATTGAGCAAGCCTCAAGTTTTGCCTTTATAGGAGGTAATATCGTTACATATAATGATGAAATAAGCATTCAACATCCAATTGAAGGACTTAATTTTGAGGGGGCTATAAAAGCTGAAGTATTATACGGTCTTCTCACTAAGATTAAATCGGAGGAAGTGGAAATGACTGTCAATGGTAATGAGTTAACCGTCTCTGCCGGAAGAACTAAAGCCGGAATAACCTTTCAAGAAAAAGTGGTACTCCCATTAGATGAAATTACCGAAAAAACTAAATGGAAAAAGTTACCCGTTGATTTTTGCAAATATTTAACAATGGCCGCTGGAGCATGCTCTTCTGATATGAGTACGGCAGTTCTTACCTGCATCCATGTAGTTAAAGACGGCTATTTAATGGCATCGGATAATTACAAGATATTGAAAGCCAATCTGACGGGACCCCTACCAATTGACTCTTTTTTATTACCTGCCAATTCCGCCATGATTGTTGCCAAGATCCATCCAATAAGGGTTAGTACTGGACCTGGTTGGATCCATTTTAAGAATGAGGCCGGAACTATCATTTCCTGCAGAATTTTTGAAGATAAATATCCCAATATTACGGAAGTGCTCATTACTAAAGGGACAAAAGTAACTTTCCCTGTTGCTCTTAGTAAATCACTTGATCGTGCCGGTGTCTTCTCTAAAAGGGAACATATCTTTGATGAAATGGTCGAATTGACCCTTCAAAATAAACGATTGATCGTGAAGGCAAAATCGGATCAAGGATGGTTTGAAGAGAGCCTAAACATGCAATATGAAGGTAATTCGATGACCTTATTTATTACCCCCTATCTTTTAAAAGATATCATCAGTCAGACCAATGATTGTGTGATTGCTAAAAATAAATTGAAATTTGAAGCCCCTGACTGGATTTATGTATCTGCCTTAAAAAACATCTAAATGAAGGGATTTTTCTCATTACAAGAAACAACATCCACATCACGTCCTGATGGTAAGATTTATTCCTGTATAAGCTGTGGGGCATATAAATCTTGTCATTCCCCTAAAATAGAACCACAGGGGACCGGGAAAATAATGATCATTGGTGCCTTTCCTAATTCACTTGATGATAAAAGAGGTTTACTATTTCAAGGAAAAGATGGGAAAATGGTTCAAAAGGTCTTTGATGAATTTGACATTGATATCTACAAAGATTGTATTTTAACCAATGCTTTACGATGCAATTTAGCAACAACGGAAGCTACCAGAAATCCTACTAATTATGAGATACAATGTTGTCGTAGATTTCTTTTAAAGTCTATTCAAGCGTTAAAACCAAAACTTATCTTTTTATTAGGTGATGAAGCTCTTTATAGTTTAATAGGGCATCGGTGGAAAAAAGATTTGGATAAAATAGCTAAATGGAGAGGATGGGTCATTCCTGATCAGGATTTTAAATGTTGGATTGCCCCTATTTATGATGCTAAAAAAGTGGATGCTTGTAAAGGTCCCGAAATGTATAATATTTGGAAGTCTGATATTGCCAATGCTTTAGCCTATTTTAAAAAACCATTTCCAGAGTATATTGAGCCGGAAATTGAGTATTTAGAAGAAGACCAATTAGATATATTATACACTATAAAAGATGATATAGCATTTGATTATGAAACAACTGGATTAAAACCTCAAGAAGAAGGGCATCGAATAGTATGTGTTTCTATTGCTGATTCTTTAAATCATGTGTATACTTTTATGATGCCAAAAAGCAGAAAAAAGAGGAAATCATTCATTGATTTAATGCAAAATCCAAAAATTGGAAAGATTGCACAAAATATGAAATTTGAAGATAATTGGACCAATGAACGATTAGGATGCTCTGTAGAAAACTGGGTATGGGATACCATGTTAGCCACTCATATTATGGATAATAGAAGTGGCATTTCTGGATTAAAATTTCAAGCTTATGTCCAATTTGGAATCGTTGATTATGATAGCTCTGTTAATCCTTATTTAAAAGCACCTAATGAAGATAGTAAAAATAATAAAAATAGAATAATGGAGTTATTGGAAAAACCAGGAGGTCAAAAATTACTTTTAAAGTATTGTGCCTATGACAGTGTATATGAGTATCGTTTAGCATTTTTGCAAAGACCGGTAATTGAATTACCTTTTTAATTTAGGATGTTGCGTGAGTGGTTTAAACGTAGTGCAACGTAGATGCCACAGTGTCTCGTGCAGGGCAATACTGTGTTATCCAGAGGTTCGAATCCTTTACAGCCTAAATTTTACCTTTTTAAATTATAGTATAATGGACAATGACAAATGGTTTGAACAATTTGATTTTACAAAGGATAAAATTGAAACTCTTTTTACCTCCTATGAGTTTACACAAGAATGGAATACCATACAAAATCTAAGAAAATGGAGACGTAGAATGGCAATAATGGTTATACTTAATGATGTTTGGTTTAAAATGCCAGATGAAGTTAATATAAGAAATAATACTCCAGGATGGCAAGAACTTTTAAATTTAATTGAAGAGTAATGCAAACAAGAGCAAATATTCACATAGATAGCTGGGAAGCCTATGACCTTTTACATAAAGGTACATTAGCATTAGCCCGAGCGGAAAGACAAGGTATCCATATTAATTTAGAGTATATTGCTAATAAAAAGAAAGAGTTAGCAAAGACAATAAATAAATTGGAACAAGAATTTATGGAAACCCCATTTTTTAAAGATTGGCAGAAATCCTCCCATAAGAAGGTTAATATAAATTCAAGTCTTCAGTTACGGGATTACCTTTATACCGTATTAAATTTAAAGATTGAGAAAGAGACTAAGAGTGGGAAAGGATCAACCGATGAAGAAGCCCTGAAACAATTAAATATACCTGCATTAGATATATTATTAAAGATGGGATCTTTACGAAAGATGAAAGATACCTATTTAGATGGTTTTGAAAAGGAACAAGTAAATGGGGTTATCCATCCCTTTTTCAATCTTCATATTCCGGTAACATACCGATCATCGTCTGATTCTCCTAATTTTCAAAATCTTCCAAATCGAGATGAAGAGTTAATGAAAATTGTTCGATCTGCCTTGTATCCCCGTTTAAATCATACTCTATATGAATTTGACTTTAAAGGGTCAGAAGTACGGATTAGTTGTGCCTATCATAAAGATCCAACCTTAATTAAGTATCTGAATGATCCTATGAGTGATATGCACGGAGATTTAGCAGAACAATTATTCTTAGTTCCTAAATTTAATAAAAAATTGCCGGAACATTATACTTTACGGCAAGCGGCTAAAAATGGATTTATATTTCCTCAATTTTATGGATCATATTGGAAAAATTGTGCTCCAAGTTTAGTCTGTGAATGGGGAAAATTACCGTCAATTGGAAAATGGAAAAAAGGACAGGGTATACCAATGCCGGGAGGATCTTTCTTAGCGGATCATTTAATACAAAAGGGTATTACAGAATTAGGGACAGTGAGTCATCAAGGACATGGAAATACCGTTACTGGATTTATGAAGCATGTCCAGACCATTGAAGATAATTTTTGGAAAAAGCGATTTCCCGTATATGCTAAATGGAAAGAATCATGGTATGCTGATTATCAGGAAAAAGGCTATATTGATATGCTTACGGGCTTTCGTTGTTCCGGATTTATGCGGAAAAATGACGTAACCAATTATCCAATACAAGGGGCATCTTTTCATTGTTTATTGTGGAGTCTAATCAAATTAGATGCATTTTTAATAAAAGGAAATTTTGATTCTAAAATTATTGGTCAAATTCATGATAGTATTGTATTGGATATGCTACCAGAAGAAGCTCCTGTAATAATTAAAAAAATACAAACTATTGTTAATGAAGAATTACCAACAGCTTGGAAATGGATTAATGTTCCTATTGAAATGGAAATGCAACAATACAAATTAAATGGATCATGGGCTGATAAAGTAAAATAAATTTAATACCTTCACCAATGAGAAGATTAAAATTTACTGATAAAAGAGAAACTCAGGATCTTTTTATTAACGGTTATATTTATACTTTAATAAAAGGAAGAAAAGATCAAATGGGAAATGTAAGTCCCCCATCTTTCTTAGGGAAAAAGGGATGGGCTTTACTATCAATTTATAAATTAAAAAGAACAAGATGAAATCAACAAACAATCCTTTACTTCAAATTGAAAAAGCAAAATTGGAAGCCCATTTAGCTTCATTGATACGACAACCTTTACATGAATTTATTGTGAAAAATAAATTACCAGAGGTTACTTTAGATGTACAGGTTCATCATAAAGATGGTGGTGAAATACTTAATAGGACAACATCAGTAAAAATAATAATTACAATATTATGAAAGCACAAGAAAAAATTCAGGCAGTTATTGAATCACTCAATGAAAGAATTGGAAAATTACAGGACTCAATCCAAACCGCTACTAATCAATTAAATATGTATACAGAAGTACTTAATTGGGTAAAAGAAGAAGCGGATTCGGATTCAGTGTATGTAAGCGGACCTATGAAGCAAAAACAAAAGTCTGGAACGTCCCTTACTTGGAATCAAATAATGGACTATTCAAGAAAAGGGTTGGAGGAATTAGTGGAAGAGGAAGAATTGGACATTATTTATGACTCTTATTCCTTAAACAATAATGGAGTCAATTATTTACGGGAAGATATAGCAATTGCTTTAAATATTACAATTCCAGGTGGTAAAACAAAAATAAGAAACTAATGAGTTTATATTTACAATATCGCCCAACATCCTTTGAAGCAGTAAAAGGAAATGAAAATATAGTAGCTACTTTAAGTACAATGCTATCTAAGAAGAATCATCCTCATGTATATCTTTTACATGGACCAACCGGATGTGGGAAGACTACAATTGCAAGGATTATTGGGGCTCAATTAGGATGTAAAGGGGCTGATTTTCGGGAAATTAATTGCTCTGATTTTAATGGGATTGATACTATCCGGGAAATTAATAAAAATAGTCATTATATGCCTATGGAAGGTCCTGTGCGTATTTGGTTGATTGATGAAGTCCATCAAATGACCATTCCTGCGCAAAACGGATTTCTAAAAATTTTAGAGGATACCCCACCTCATGTTTATTTTATATTGTGCACCACTGATCCTCAGAAATTATTAGCAACTATTAGAGGTCGGTGTAGTGAATTTCAAGTACAAGTCTTATCGGAACTACAAATGAAAGGTCTTTTACGTAGTATCGTAAAAGCCGAAGGTCAGACTTTAACCTCTGAAATTTATGAGCAAATTATACAGGATAGTTTAGGACATCCCCGAAATGCAATTCAAACGCTTGAGCAAGTTCTTAATGCTGAGCCGGAAATGAGATTAGAGGTAGCTATGAAAGCAGCAGAACTTCAATCTCAATCCATTGAGTTAAGTAGAGTCTTAGTAAAACCGAAAGCTTCGTGGAAAGAAGTCCGGACTATCCTGTTACAATTAAAAGGGCAAGAACCTGAAGAAATAAGACGGTCTGTAATCGGATATTGTTCTGCTATTTTATTAAAATCAGAAAATGATAGGGCAGGACTTGTTTTAGAGAATTTTATTGAACCTTTTTATAATTCAGGATTTCCAGGATTAGTATTAGCATCCTATCTTACAATTAAAAGTTAATGGCTATGTTTACACTTATTACTTATTTTAATGATAAAAAAACAATTTGTGCGGATGATTTTAATAATAAAGAACAATCTATATTATTAAATGTAAAACTGATACAATCCATATCGACCCCAATCATGTACTATTTACCTTTTTCTGGGGATATACCTATTAATAAGTACTCTATTGTAACTATGCAATCAGGTGATTCTTTTTGCATCTATTATGATGAGTATGTGCATTTATCAAGCAAGGTCGTTATTATTCAATAATAAAATGTATAAACAATGTATAACAGAAGGATGTTGTAATGATGTTAGACCAAGTACAAGGTACTGTTATAGTTGTTTACAAAGACACTATAAAGAAAAACATCCATTAAGATACTGTTATAATACTTTAAGGTCTAATGCAAAAAGAAGATACAAAGGATTTGGTATTACCTTTGCTGAATTTGAGCAATTCTGTAAAGATACCGGTTACATAGAAGGGAAGGGTAAAACAAAAACAAGCTTATCTATTGATCGAATTTACAATTTTCAAGGGTATGATTTTACTAACATGAGAGTTCTTACATTATCAGCAAATTCAAAAAAAGGAATATATGACGACGTCCCTTTCTAAATTAGATAATTACTTTGATAAAGGTTTCCATCAAAAAGATTGGTATGTAAATGAAGTAAACAACTTAATTTATTTATTACCGGAATTTAAAGATTTACCTATAGTTAGAGTATTTGCAGTAACCAGTATGTCATCTTCTATTGAATCAAATGTCCATTTAGCAATTAAAGCATTATTACAATGGAAAAGGAATGAACCATTTACTGGATTTTTACCAAATCAAATACTTTACCTTAATTTACTTCGACAAGGGAAAGATGTGCCAGGTAGAAAAATTATGAGTTTCATTCGTGCTTTAGAAGGTGATGAAGAGGCCGTTGTTGTTGATATTTGGATGTGTAGAGCATTTAATATTATTAGGGAAAGACCCTTACGAGGTAGAAGCTACTTCCGATCACCATCTAAAAAAGAGTATGATTGTATTGAATCTTTTGTAAAAATAGATGCTAAAAGAAGGGGAGTCACTCCGAGACAATATCAAGCAATTATTTGGACAGGAATAAAAACAGAACAAGGATTTCTTTCCAAGAATGTATGTTGGAGTGACTTACTTATTACAAAGAAAGGGTTATTTTCGTTTTAAAAATTAATCGTATAATAGATTAGATATGACTCATTTAGAATTTTTATCAGAATATCAAAAGAGCATTACGCCTTATATGTCCGTGGAAGATTATGTCAAACAAAGTAATTATGTAGATATAATGGCATATATTGATTGGTTAGAAACCAAATTAAACGATGAACTTTTAAAAAATAGTACTAATTTAAAAAGAACAAAATGGATTATGCAAAAGACATAATAATTGATGAAGAGGCCTTGGATAAGGAGTGGTTGAGGCAACCGGCATTAATGATGAAATATGCCAAGCATTCCGCTCGTATGCAAAACGCTTTAGAAGAAGCTAAACAAGAATTGGACATTGCAAGAGCTGAAGCCGATAGAACAATACGAGAAAATCCAAAAGGCTTTGATATCCCTGATCGAGTAACGGAAGGTGCTATCTCAAGTGCTATATTAACATATAAGCCATATATAGAAGCCTCAAAAGCTTTTTTAGATGCCAAGTATGAAGCCGACATGGCAAAAGCTGCCGTTAATGCTTTTGAACATCGCAAATCAGCATTAGAAAATTTAGTCCGGTTATATGGACAACAATATTTTGCCGGACCATCTGTCCCATATCAAATTAACAGAGAATGGGAAGCAAAAGAAAAGGACAAAAGAGTATCAAAGAAAATAAGTGAAGGTATGCAAAGGAGGCGGAAATAATGGAAAGAGGTATCAGTAATAAAGATAATAAAATTTGGGTGACTGTGTCTCATACCATCCCACTTGCTAATTATGAAAATGCAAAAATTGAAATTGGAATGGAAACGACATTAAGCCCAAGAGAAATCCCGGCTGATAGTATTGATTCTCTTTTTGATCAATTAAGTGACATCCTTTATGAAAAATCTCGTAAAATAAAACGGCAGTATTTGCCAAAAAAAGAGAAATCAAGAAATATTGAGTATGATTAATATTAATTTTAAATTGTAAAAATGAAGACCAAAAAATTCAGTTTCAAAGGGAAGGTTAACAAAGCCTCCAAGAAAAAAGCACAAGAGCGTTCCAGTTATGGCTATTTAGCATTACCAAGCAATGTTCATGTATTTGCTCCGGAATGTGACTCTCGTGTATCTTTGGATTTTTTACCGTATAAGGTAACAAGTTCAAATCATCCTGACAAAGATGAAAGTGATGGTACCGCGGTAAAAGGTTCCTATTGGTATCGTCTACCATTTAAAATTCACCGTAATGTTGGGGCAGGTGGTAATCAGACAACAGTGGTCTGCCCTACATCATTTGGTAAGAAATGTCCTATCTGTGAGTACAGAATGAAAAAGGTCGCTGAAAAAGCTGACAAAGATGAAATTAAAGCATTAAATGCTTCTGATCGGTATTTATATGTAATTAATCCTTTGGATAGTGCAAAACATGAAAAAGGAAAATGGCATATTTTTGACATTTCTCATGCAATGCTCCAAAAATTATTAGATGATGAACTGGATGAAGGTTCTGTATCTGAAAGTTTTATGGACCTTGAAGAAGGACAGACTTTAAAAATTCGTTTTACAGGAAAAACTATTGGCAGTAGTAAACCGTTCCCGGAGGCTACCAAAATAACATCCGTTGAAAGGGCAAAACCATACAAAGAGACTGTTGCTGATGAAACCCCGAAATTGGATGATGTTCTTATTGTTTTGTCTTATTCAGATTTGGAAAAGAAATTCTTCGAATTACCAGATGATGATGAAGAAGAGGAAGAAGCACCAAAGAAAAAGAAAAAGGCAGCCCCTATTGTGGAAGACGATGACGACGATGAAGAGGACGACGATGAAGAGGATGACGATGACGAGGAGGACGATGATGAAGAGGAGGAAGAAGCCCCTGTCGTTCGTAGTAAGAAAAAAGTGACCCCAGCTCCTACTAAAGGGAAAGGTAAAAAAGCCCCTGTTGTGGAAGAGGATGAAGACGAAGACGAGGAGGATGACGACGAGGAAGAAGAGGAAATTGTCTACTCCTGGGAGGATATTTCTAAAATGAAACATGTTCAGCTCATTGATTTAGCAGAGACTGCCGGAATTGAAGCCTCCGATTATGATGACGATATAAAGGCACTGCGTAGGGCAATAGCCGTATCTATGGGAATTAAAATCCCAAAAACTACAGCGGCTGCTCCAGTAACAAAAGAAGCACCCAAGAAAAAGAAAAAACCAGTAGTGGTGGAAGATGATGACGAGGACGAGGACGAGGACGAAGATGAACCCGCGCCAGTAACCGTTTCAAAAAAGGGAGCTAAAAAAGCAGTAAAAAATGAATGCCCTTCCGGCTATCGTTTTGGCATTGATACTGATAAAAAAAAGGATTGCGAAGATTGTGATCTTTGGGATGAATGTAGTGATGCTAAAAAGAAAAGGAAAAAGTAATGATTCTCAATCGGACTAAAGTTAAATTTACTGGAAATCCAATTAAATCTGATAAAATGATTAAACATGTAGGGGCTTATATCCCCCTACGTGTTTTTTCTAATATTACGATTTATACTTTAGCAAAGAATTGGAATAAATCTAACATGGTATCCACCATATTAGACCAATGGCTCTTAAGTAATTTTACTTCTGATATAGAGAAAGAATGTATCCAAATAGTAGCATCTAATATTTACAATTATTTTAAAGAGTTAAAAAGTACTCATAAATCAACAATGTCATATGAGCAATTTATTCAAATGAGCATTAAGGAATTAGAGTATAAAGGTATTATTGCTATCACTATTAAATCCATTCTAAAAGAAATTGATTTTTTACACGAAATAAATAATCATGGAAAGACGAAATAATGGGACTCCCTCTTTAAGTGCTCAAATGAAAAGTAAAGTTAAAAATAAAAAAGTAGAAGAACAAAAAGCCCCTGACGGTAACTTTGATACCGTTATTAGCACCGGTTCTACTTTATTAGATTTAGCAATAAGTGGGGGAAGAAAAAAGGGAGGTGGTATTCCAGGAGGGGTCTTTGTGGAAATATTTGGACCATCTTCAGCTGGAAAAACAGTGCTCTTATGTGAGATTGCAGGTGATGTGCAAAGAAAGGGAGGTCAAGTTCGATTTGATGATCCGGAGGCACGTTTAAATACAACCTTTGCTCAGTTATTTGACTTAAACACAGATGATATTGAATATGCCACTCCTGATAAAGTGACCCAAGTTTTTGCAAATATCCGAGAATGGGAACCCATTAATAAAAATGTAATTAATGGTACGTTTACTGACTCATTAGCCGCTTTATCTACAGATATTGAAATGGATAATGATGATGGTGATAAAATGGGGATGCGTAGAGCAAAAGAATTTAGTGAGGGCTTCCGGAAAAACGCTCGTATTATTACCAAAAAGAATTATATCATGGTTTGTAGTAATCAAGTCCGTGAAAATAGTGATGCCGGTAAATATGGAGTTAAGTATAAATCAACAGGTGGTTTTGCTATTGGGTTTTATGCATCTTTAAGGCTTAGAGCAACTAATCCAGAAAAGATTTGGGTGGAAAAAACAGTAGCTGGAAAGAAAGTAAAACGTTGTATTGGGGTGGAAACTACTTTTGAAGTTTTTAAATCATCCATTTGGAAGCCATTTCATTCCGCCCCTGTAGCTATTATTTTTGATTACGGTATTGATGATATTCGCATGAATCTTCAATATGTAAAAGATTATACAAAAAATACAACTTATCAAGTACGGGATATTAAACTTTCCAACAGTATGGATGATTCCATTAAAATGGTTGAAGAACAAACACTTCAAAGAAAATTAAAACGGGAAGTAATTGAGCTTTGGGAAGAAATTGAATCAAAATTTGTAACAGAAAGGCAACCAAAAAGATGAAACCAATTTATGTAATTAAAAACGTACCGGCAAAATTACCATTCCAGAGTACAATTTTGTATTCCTTTCTATTGTGGTATTTTAAAGTTGACAATTTATGGTGGGGTATTTTTATTTGTATTTATTTTATCTACTGGCTCATAGTAGGTTATATTGTATTTCATCAAAAACAAATTGACATTACTTCCCCACCATCCATTGATGATGACCATGATGTGTTTGAGGCTAAAATTAGTTTTGCAAAAAAATTGCAAGATATTGTAGATAAAAATAAAAATGGAAAGACTCAATAATTCCAATCCTTATTGGTTTACAGGATATTTAATTTCTTATAATTTACCTCAACGAAGGTACGGTAATTTTGGATCATCAGCTAATATACTAAATGATACAACGTTACGGCCTAAGTTGGGGGATTATATGTTCCGTAGGTCTTCAAGTGGTTTGCTTTATATTTATTATGCATTTACTAAAAAAGGTTGGGAGCGATTACCAGAAATCATGGAATATGACCAAAATGTACGATACCATCAACTTAATTATTTACAATGAAAAGAACAAAACAAATACCCCAAATAGAGTCCTCAAAAAAAGGGATATCATGTATAGGAGAATACCTTGATTGTACCGGACCATATCCTCATATGGTTGACAATAGTCCGGAAACTATGAAAATGAGAGGGGAATCACATCTTCCTGATACAGGGCAAGGTTTAGATCACGGTGTTAAAATGAATTGGGTTGTTATTGATGAAAAAGTACATGATTTTATTGTGCTTGCAAATGATCCATCTGTATGTGCTTGGGGATATGCTGTCCTCAATGGAAAAGGGGAAATCCTTGCAACAGGCTGTATCAAAACTGTTGGTGGAGGCAAGAAAATGAGAATCAGAAAAGGTGATGATACCATTCGTCGTATATCTGAAATAGATGAACGATTAAAACAAGTTATTGAAGAGTATCATGTAACCTATATGATTTCCGAACTACCACATGGTTCTCAGAATGCCTCCGCCGCAGTTATGCAAGGATCAGTCTCCGGGATAGCCCAAACAATATCTGTTTTTACCGGAATAGGAATTGAATGGTATAGTGAGGGGGATAGTAAAAAATGTTTATTAGGAAAGATTTCAGCAGAAAAAGTGGAAACCATTAATGCCATTTCCAAACTGTATGGGGATAAATGGAGAACTAAAACCAAATATATTAATGAAGCAGTAGCTGATGCACTTTCTATTCATTACGTAGCAAGTAAACAATCTTCAATACTAAAAATGTTTAATCGATGAAACCTACCTATATTGAAAAGTGTAAGTCAGAAAAACGTCAAATAATGGACAGACAAAATACAAAATGGAGTGAAACTATTGCGGGTAAATGCAAACATAAATGGCAACCAATTTCTTTTGTATTTGAAGGCCAACTTTTAGATAAAGATGGAAGAGTCCTTATCCGACAACCTGATTT